GTCTGGGAGGACGCTAACCCGGGATTCAACGACCTCGTAGCCTTGGACGACTTTGAGTCGGCAGTGCGCCGAACACCGGAGCCCGAATTTAGGACCAAGAGACTCAACCAATGGGTCAGCTCGATGAACGCATGGCTCCCCAACGGCACATGGTCACCATTAGCCCAGGAACGAGAGCTCAGAGAGGACGATGAAATCATCATCGGCTTTGACGGCTCATTCAACGGCGACTGCACCGCGCTGGTCGGCTGCACCATTCCGAAAGGCGACGACAAGCCCTACCTCTTCATGATCGAGACATGGGAAAAGCAACCCGAGGACACAGACGACTGGCGAGTCAGCACCCAAGAGGTGGAGGACACCATCATCCAATTCTGCGCAAAGCACACAGTGAAAGAGATAGCCTGCGACCCTTACCGTTGGCAACGCTCAATGGAAGCGATGATGGAGATGGGACTGCCGGTGATTGAATTTCCAAGCACAAGCCCAAGCCGAATGGTCAGTGCGTGCTCAAAACTTTATACAGCCGTCACAGAGCAGACAGTGGAGCACGATGGTGATCCACTTCTGGAACGACACCTAAATAACGCAGTAATCAAAGTCGATAGACTTGGACCAAGAATTGTAAAAGAACATCGGGGTAGCCCCCGGAAAATCGATGCGGCTGTCGCCGCAGTCATAGCATTTGACCGGGCAACGGTTGGTAGGATAGAGGAGGAACAACTTGTACCCCAATTCTTCGTATAGGCAGATGATGGCAACAGCACTACAGATAAGTGGAGCGTTGGCAATTACCGCTGGAGCAGCCCTGATATTCATACCGGCTGGATTCCTTGTGGGCGGCATCTTCCTCCTTTTATTTGGCCTAGCGGCTGAGAGGAACTAATGCTCAACAATTTATTCGAGAGTAGAGCCATAAGCTTTCAGACCATCTGGGGTAGCGGCGGCGACTTAGAAGTGCTGAACCAATCTGGAACGAATGTCACACCAGACACCGTATTTAGAGTCAACGCAATCTTCTCAGCCATCAGCCTCATCAGTGACACCATCTCAACCTTGCCAATCGATGCCTACATCCGTAGGGACGGCGCACGCTTTCCATTCAGACCGAGACCGGCATGGGTGACCAAGCCCGATGTAGATACCACAAAAGAGGCATTCTACGGATCGGCAATCGTTAGCTTGCTATTGGACGGCAACGCATTCATCAGGGTATTCAAGGATGAAGCAGGCAACCCAGTAAACCTGGTCGTGCTCAATCCGCAGAAAGTAGAAATCAAAAGGAACGGCCTCGGCCGGGTTATGTTTCACTACGAAGGCGAGTCAGGACCACTCTCAACAGCCGACTTGATCCACATCCCAGATGTAGTAAAGCCCGGCCACATCCGAGGAATGTCTCGAGTGGAAAACCTGAAGGACAACTTCGGACTAGCCCTAGCCCTAGAATCTTACGCCGCGCGTTTCTTTGGACAAGGAGCCAGCACCAACGGAATCATCGAGTTCCCGGGCAACCTTACCCCCGATCAGGCCAAACAACTAGTGGACGGCTTTGATGCCAGACACAGAGGATTCAGAAAGGCCCACAAGACCGGAGTCTTGACCGGTGGAGCCAAGTTCATCCAGACCAGCGTGGAGAACGACAAGGCACAATTCATCGACTCACGCAGAATGGCAGTGGAGGATGTAGCCCGAGCATTCAACATCCCACCGCACCTTCTGGGACTACCAGGAACCAACACATACTCGAGCGTGGAGCAGAATAATATCGCATTCGTCCAGCACACGCTCCGACCGATTGTGCAGAAACTAGAATCGGCATTCACGCCACTACTTGCCAGCGAGCAGGGTGGCCAGACAGCCTTCATCAAGTTCAGCTTGGACGGTTTGCTAAGGGGAGACAGCAACAGTCGCTTCTCCGCTTACTCAACTGGAATCCAAGCAGGATACCTAACCGTCAACGACATCCGTCGCTTTGAGGACCTCCAGCCAATCGAAGGTGGAGAGATTCTGCGAGTACCACTAGCCAATGTGAACATCGATGCGGCAGACCTTGTGGCAACCGACAAGCGAGTGATCATGGCTCAAAGATTGCTGACCGTTGGATTTGACCCGGCCGAAGTAATGGCAGCTCTAGACTTGCCAGCCATCAAGCACACCGGAGTACCAAGCGTCCAGCTACAAGGCGTGGCGCAGATTCAACCAGAGAATCCGCAAAGCGTATACGGAGCCGAGTAGTGGCAGTCAAAACTTATGGCTACGACTTAGAAGCAAATGTAAGAACTCTAGTCGTGCCAGCCAGCGTCGGAGTCCAGCATGTATGCATTCACAATCATGAGCACAATCAGAATCATGAAATCTTTATCGGTGGGCCGGATGTCACTTTGACAAATGGTATGCACGCTAGAGCAACAGAAACCGGAGTCTTACAGCTCCTACCAATGGACGAACTCTACGCAATCGCCAATCAAGACAGCAACCTTAGAATTTTGGTGGTCAAATAAATGCCTTACTACATCACACAAAACAACCCCGACTGCCAAAACAACTGGGCAGTTGAAAAAGAAAATGGCGACCTAATCGGTTGTCATGACACTAAGGAACTGGCGATCGATCAAGCCATCGCCATAAGCATCGCTGAGGAAACAGAGTTTGTCGGAGAGAGAGCAGCGATAGGCCAGCTCAAAGTTGGCGACTATGTCAGCTGGGACCCAAACAACCCAACAATCCTGGCTGAAGTAGTTATGGTTCAAGGGGAGCTGGCAGTAGTTGAACTTTATGAATTTGACGATGGAATCTTTGAGAGCACCGAGAAGTTAATGATTATGAACATCTTGAAGCTTCAAGTGGTTCCGAGACCAGAATTTATGGTTGAAAAAATTGAGGATGAACAAGAGGACAGCCCAGACGAGGAAACTCAGCTAGACGAAAACAGAGCAGTCAACCTCGAAGCCCCGGCCTACATGAGAGCGGCAGCCCGGCAGGGACTCAGGTACTACGAGGAAGGCAAAGCCGGAGATGGTCTCGTCGATCGAACAGTGCGTGAAGCCAGAGCAATGGCATCGGGAAATATTACGGCAGACAAGTGGGTAAGAATTGCCGCATGGATAGCCAGACACCTCGGCGACCTAGATGCGCCAAGTGCAAACCCAACAAACGATCAATACCCATCACCAGGAGTAGGCGCACACCTTCTGTGGGGAAGTGGACCAAGCAAGTCATCTGCACGCAGAGCACTCGAATACGCACAAGGCGTGGTTGCTAGACTTGAGGACGAGAATCGCACACTCACCGGTGCGGAAAGTAGGAACATGGCCAAGTTAGAAACTCGAGACTTTGATGCTCAGATTGAGCTCAGAGAACTGCCCGATGGAACAGGAATGACCTTCAGTGGTTATGCCGCAGTATTCAACTCAGCAAGCGAGCCACTGCCATTCATTGAGAGAATCGCACCCGGAGCATTCAACCGATCGCTAAGAGCGAGGAACGACATCAAGCTCCTGGTCAACCATGACACCGGCCGAGTATTGGCCTCAAGCAGGTCAGGAACGCTAAGGCTCACCGAGGACACCAAGGGCCTCAGAGTCGAAGCAGACCTACCAGACACCACCGACGGCAGAGACATGGCGGTGCTTCTCAAGCGCGGCGACCTTTCAGCCATGAGCTTTGGATTCAGCGTGCCATCAAACGGAGACACATGGAGCTCAGACGGCTCAGAGCGCACGCTCAAGTCCATCAGGCTCCATGAAGTGAGCGTCGTTGCTTACCCGGCATATAAAGCCAGTGAAGCCAGCGTCCGGAGCTTTGACCAAGTGGCACTCAGGACCGAAGTCGACCCAGACAAGCTCGCAGATGCCATGCTAAAGCTCGAGGAGGGCAAGGACCTCAACGAAGCCGAAGCCAGCCTCATCAACACCGTCGTGCAGAGACTAACCCCTCAGCCCGAGACAGTCGATCCAGAAAAGCAGGATGACCTAGGCTACCTGGATGTCAAGAAAAAGAAACTCGAAATGATATTGAAGGCATTGTAATGGCAACCAAAGAACAAATCGAAACAGCCATCGCAGTCATCAAGGACCACACAAGCAACCCCGAGTCCGGAGTGATTGCTGATTTGATACGCGAGCTAGAACTTCTCAAATTACCGGCCCAAGAGGTTCGGATAATTGAGACTAAAGAAAAGCGGTAACCCCTTTCACCGCTAGGACCACCCGGGCCCCCTTTCCCCCGGGTGGTCTTTTCTTTCCCGGATTAGATTGAACGACTAAACTTAAATCAATCGCGAGAGTCAGCTCCGCGAGGTTTCTGTTTAGCGTCAACGCAACAGGTCAAATCAAAAACCAATCAATTAGGAGACTCATGTCTGACTTTCTAAAGTCACAGCGTGAAGCTATTGCTAACCTAACCGAGCAGATCCGTGAAGTTGTGGACATTGCCGATTCAGAAAAGCGTAGCTTCTCAGGCGAGGAACTCGCCAAAATTGAAAAACTCGAAGCTGACATTTCCAGCCGCGAGGATTCAATCTCAGTAGCAAAGCGTGCCGAGGAGCGTTCAGCTCAGGCAACACAGGCTGCCGCTTCATTTGAGGTAGCTTCAACCAAGCAGAACAGCGATGCAGACATTCTGCGCTCAATCGCATCTGGTGAAATCCGTGGATACGAATTCGCTCGCGAAGCTCGTACATTGGTGCCATCAACGAATACCGTGGGTCAGAGTTTCTACGACCGCGTGTTTGAGATTGCCCAGCTTGTCGGCCCGATGCTAACCACTTCAGAGGTCTTCAATACAACCTCCGGAGAGAACCTAGTCATTCCGACAGTCACAGCGACTTCATCCGCTGGATCAGTAGCAGCCGGTGGAACCATCACCGAGAGTAATCCGACATTTTCGTCGATCACCCTCGGCGCGGAAAAATACGGTGCGCTAGTCCAGGCAGCCGCAGAATTAGTAAGTGACGCAGGATTTAACATCACTGACTACATCGCGCAGCAACTCGGTACCTCAATCGGCCTTCAGGCTAACTCCGTTCTAACCACCAAGCTATCAACAGCCGCAGGCTCAGTTGTAACTGGTGGAACCGGTGTAAGCGGCGCGGCTTCGTACGAAAATCTAATCGATTTGGTGTACGGCATCGCGGATGGTGCGAGAGTCTTGCCAGGCCTGGGCTTCCAGATGGCAAAGACAGGTATCGCAGCAGCTCGCAAGTTGAAGGATGGTGCAGGAAACTACATCTGGACCAACTCTGCAGTACCAGGACAGCCAGCAACACTACTCGGCTACCCAGTGTACGAGAACCCAAACATCGCAGCCGTTGGAACCGGTGCAAAGTCCGTACTATTCGGACACTTGCCATCGTTCAAGGTTCGCGTCGCAGGCGGCATCCGCGTTGATCAGTCAACCGATTTCGCTTTCTCGTCTGACACCGTGACCTATCGCGGATTGATCAGACTTGACGGTGGATTGACACACGCAACCCATATCGGTTTCTTCAAGGGTGGCGCAAGCTAACCCCAGAAACAGAGCAGGAAACCCCTCGGTGCGTAGGCCGGGGGGTTTCCCTTTTCTGCTATTATCAAGCCATGCCTACGCCAAATAAAAAACTCAGCGCAACCATTTCAGTCTGGAGCAACAGCTACGGAGCTCCCACAGGATACGGCCAGCAAGCCGAGCACCTGATCAACAAGCTCAAACAAGCCGGAGCAGATGTCGCCATGCTTTCCAATTACGGCTTGGAGGGCAGACCTTCAAAGATTGACACACCATACGGCAAAGTGCCGCACTTCCCCCGGGGACTTGATGCCTACTCAAACGACTCAGGACCGCTCGACCACAAGAACTGGATAGCAAGCAACAAAGAGCAACCCAACCTCATGATTACGCTCTACGATGTCTGGGTCTTGACAGCCAAGGCATTCAACGACTTCCCAATCGCGGCATGGGTGCCTTTGGACCACATCAGTATGCCACCGGGAGTCGAGGCTTTTCTGACCAAGGAAAATGTCACACCCATAGCCATGAGCCCTCATGGAGTCAGACAGATGCAGAGCCGAAAGATTGACTGCGAATATGTGCCGCACGCAATCGACACCAAGGTCTACAAGCCAACAGAGAAAATCCAAGGCAGAGACATCAACGAATACATGGGCATTGAGGATGACACATTTCTAGTCGGCATGGTAGCCGCAAACAAAGCAAACGGAATGGTGCACCGCAAAGCTTACTCAGAGAACATTTTGGCCTTCAGTATTTTCGCAAAGGACAACCCAAAAGCCAAGCTCTACATTCACACCGATCCAATTGGCATGGCCGGAGGTTGGAACCTCCTACCTTTGCTCAAAGCCTGCGGATTGGAACAGGACCAAGTGCTACTACCAAACCCGGACGATTACAGATTTGGATACGAGCAGGAAAACCTCGCGGCGATTTATAGCCGAATGGATGTCTTGCTCGCAACTTCATACGGTGAAGGATTCGGAGTCCCGACAGTCGAGGCTCTCGGATGTGGAACCCGAGTCATCGGATCAGGATGGGCCGCAACCCCGGACCTGCTTTCAGAGGATTCATGGATGGTCGAAGGGCAACCAAGCTGGAACGCGAGTCAGAATGCGTGGTGGCAGGTGCCTTCAGTTCCAAGCATTGGCAGCGCACTAAAACTAGCCTCAAAGGAAACAGAGAGGACAAGCC